CGAGATTGTTGACTGTGACTGGAGTTCAGACGTGTGCTCTTCCGATCTAAAGGTACACAAGGCACCCATTTTTAACATTTCCCAACACACTTTTAACACTCTCTAACACACTTTGGCACACTTTTTGCTGTGTGCCGCAATTACGATTATTTAACACAATTAACACACCGTTAATACTGTTAAACTTTCATAAAAATAATGTTTCACGTGGAACGGTGGTAACGGGGTGTTTCACGTGAAACAAGTGTTAACAACAGTTAATTTATTTCTTTAAGACTTTTTAACAAAAATAATTTGGTGGTTTCGCAAAAACGTTGTACCTTTGCATCAGAGTTAAGAAACATAGTAAAACAATTAAATTATGGCAAAGTACAATATTACAGTAAAGGCAAACCGTGACGCACATTGTAACGGCACACGTTTCACCAAAGATATTCCATTTTCATCTACTGTTATAAATGGTAATATGTACGAAGTGGCAAACCATATTAATAAAATGCTAACAGGCATTTATAATATGAATAGAATCCCTATACAGGGTGTACGTTATCCTAAAACGATGTATGCTTATAAAAGCAACATTGCAGATATTTACGCTATTGGTTACGGTTTCGTAACTGTAACTAACATATATAGCGGTGAGTACATCGAAACAGTACGTTATGAGTTTACAGCCGAAAGAATCTGTTAATATTAACAGCCTGTGGGGGTGGGGGTATCACTCACGGGCATAAATACATATAATATGGAACATAGTTATTTTAAAATCACTTTGAAACAGGTTAATAACGTTACCGTTTATATGGTACGTTCTGATAAAGTAAGCGAGTTCTTTAACAATAAAATAGACTACCTTTTGGGCGATTGCTCAATTACAGTTAAAGGTCGTTTTCCAACTCACAAAGATACTCGTAAATGGTTTGTAGTTTTACCAACAGAAAAGTAATATGAAAAGGATCAAGTATTTTAAATTGTCTGAGTTTATTAATTCAGCAACCGCAAAACGTCTTAGCATAGACAATATGCCAACGTTTGAGGTAGTGGACAACTTAAACCGTCTAGCAGATTATCTAGATGGAATCCGTGAAAAGGTGGGTAAACCGATTCTTATTTCTAGCGGTTTTAGATGTCCTGTGTTAAATAAGGCTGTAGGTGGTGTAACTAACAGCCAACACCAAAAGGGTTTAGCCGCAGATTTAATTTGTGCCGATATGGAATCTTTGGGAAAGGTTCTGAGAGAAACAGGTGGGTTTGATCAACTTATTAAAGAGCACCGCAAAGGCTCTAAAAGTTTTTGGTATCACGTTTCGGTATCACCACGAAATGGTAAACCACGTCAACAGATTATTATGAACTTAGAAAAGAAATAAGTTATGCAAAAAGGTTTTAAGGTTTTGCAGGATTCTATTTCAGTTTCCATTGATAATTTAAAGTTTGTAGCAGAAAACACTACAGGTAATAACGGTTTATTGCTTAACTCTGTAATCGATACACTACAGGCACAGCAGAAAGTAGTTGAATATCTTTCTAACTGTTTAGATGTAGAAATGGGTATCAAAAACAGATGTTTTGATTTCCTTGGTAAGAAAGGTTTAATGAACGAATTTTACAGCAAATAAGAAAAAGGGGCGGCATTTGTACCGTCCCTTTTCTTTTATAGATAAACACCGTTTTCAAGTTCTGAAATAATGGTGTTATACTCATCTACCAACAAATTAACCGTGTTCAAATCCACGTTTTCAAACTGTGCAAACCCTGTTACGTCTTGCAACTTTACTTCTTTTTGCGTGTTGTTTATCACAACGTCAACGGTTTTATTTTCCGTTATCAAAAAGTAAGGTTCTAAACCATATAAAATTTGTTCGTTCCATTCGTCACCGCCAATAAGATTTAAATCGTTATCCCCTGTTCGATAAATAACATCACGGGACAAAGAAAAACTTTCAAACTGAAATGTTGTACCGGCACACGATAGGAACGCCACGGCATCACCCGTAACGATGTTAACTTTCAAAGATAAGTTAACCGTTTTACCGATGTATGAACTATCAACAGGAACAAAACCACGGCACGGGATAAAAACCGAAATCTTTGCATCGTAATCGGAATTGTTACCGTTTAACCCTGTAAGGGCAACGTTTCCGAAATTTATTGTTAAAATATCGGTCTTTGGGGATTCCACGATAATTTTTGTATCGTAGTTACCGCATTTCAAGTTATCCGTACCACTTACTGGAACGTTGGCAAAAATGCGCTTTATTCGGTTTACATAAACGCCTAAATTAACGGTTTGTGTTGCACCTGTTGTTTCATCAACAACTTTAGAAAAACGTTGCTTACTGAAAGCATCCAAATTTTCCAAACTTACTTTATAAACATTAATTGCACCGTAATTTTTTGCAACAGGTTCAATTATGTTTGCGTTGGCATTAAAAGTGAAGTTGAAATTTGGCGTAAATGTAAGCTTTCCAGTTTTCTTTTCTGTATCTAGCGTAAAGTTAACCGTTTTCGGAATTCCGTGCTCTAGATAGTAAACGTTTGGAGTTATTCCGTCAAATATTGCATTTTCGTTTGCCGTCACCGTTACCGTAATTTCTTTGCCCTTTTCTACAGTTTTACCCGTCAAACTTGAAACACAATTTTTCAAATTATATGTAACGTTTACAAACGTTTTAATTTCGTGGGCGTCAGCATTAATTGTAAAATTGTCGTTTGGTGTAATTGTAACCGATGCGGTTAATTTGTCGCTAGCTACATTAAAAACCGTTGACGGCGTGCCCGTTGTTTCGTAGTCAACAGTTGGGGCAGCACCCGAAAAAGAAAACCCCGTGTTTGCGGTCAAAGTTATTGTTATCTCTTCCCCTTTGTTTACCGTTCCATCGTTTAACGAACTAGTACAATTTGATAACGTATTTGTAACTGTTACGGTTTCGGGTTTGGGGTCTGCACTTTCTACAGTAAAAGCCTTAACGGTACACGCTGCGGCGTTCGATGGTATGTCATAAGAAATCGTTGCTTTTTTCCCTGTGGAATCCAAAACAAAGTTTGTATTGATATACTGAAAACTTGATGTTCTGATAGCAACCAACGGCGCAGGGTCAAACTTATATCCAGTGTTTGCCTGTAAGTTCAAACTTAAAGTCTCACCCTTTTCAATCGTTTCGGGTTTGTTCCCGATAACGGTTGTTTGATCTGATATGTTATAAGTTACTTTCATAATTAAACATTTCCCTTAATTGTTACCATAATAATACTACCGTCTTCACTCAACAGCTCTTTATTCGGAAAATCTAGTTTTCTGATATTAGGGCGTGAATCGAAAACGTTTGAACGGTTTGAAAGATATTTATCCACGTTTTCGCCTTTTATCATTTTGCCCGTACTGTTCAAAATAGTATCCTTATAAGTAAACAGAACGTCAACACGCAAACGAACTGTGCAAATATCACCGTCTTGTTGTTTCTCAGAAACGAAATAATAACGGTTCAAACTTTCGATGTAAACGTAATTGAAAGTTACCGGCGTGCGAGTTCTGAAACGTACTACAGGCGTTAAAACATTAAACGTTGCGTTCAATACGCCCGTGTACTCTTTGTTTGCCTGTAAAGTCTTGTTTACTTCGTTTGGTTTGCCGTTGTAAACGAAAGTTTTAATTTTAATCATACCGCAAAAATTAAAAGGGGGGTATTCCTGTGTTATCAACTACAGAAACACCCCCAACAGTTAAACAATAAAACTAGGCAACAAAGAATACAACGAAGTTTTCGTTTGTGTCGTTGAAGTAGCCTGCATCGAATTTGAAATAATTGTTGAAAAATTCTGCTTTGGCGTTGTAATTGGTTGTCACTCGCTTATCCAAATTGGTTACGCCCAAAGCGTCACGGTCAAACATCACACCCAACACGCCCCCGATAGAAACTGTTGCACCGCTTGCACTCTTAACGTCAACCTTTGAAACGTTGGCGAAAGCGTAATCTGTGCCCGTTGCTTGCCAACTTGCAACGGTTTCAGCCTGTGGCAACAACACGTTTTCATTATGGAACGTATCGGCATACAGGTAAGTTTTTGCAGCGGCTGCAAAGTCACTCAACAAAACGGTATGCAACACGTCTTTCGGTGTGAAACGTTCTTTTCCTCCAACGTTGAACAAAGTCGAAATGGTCTGCAAACGGTCAGCATACAAACCCATAATGTAAGCGGCAAAACGGATAAAGTCGGGTGTTGTTACGGCAACGTTTGCCGCCAACTTTGCCCCCGTCTTCTCGTTGTAAAGGTGCAACAAGTTTACACAACGAACAGTTGATGCAGTAGAATAATCTACTGTTTCGTGTGTTGACGTTACAAAACCGAAAGCGGCTTTGTCTGCATCCAAAGTTTCCGCAATCATATTGTTAATAGTACGCATAACAAGTGCATCGGTTTTGATAGTCATTGACTTTTCAACGGCTGAATAAATCATTGACATGAAACCGTTCAACTGTTCTGCACTGCTGAAAGATTCCTTTACCTGTCTTTCTGTGATAGATACGGGAACTTCAAAAGTTACCTTAGAGTTGAAGAACTTAGCAGAAACCGTTGGTTTGTGGAACACGTCCTGTTTGTACTCTTTACCGTCTGTAAGATTCCACGTGTCATTCTCTTCAGCATTTGGAACGTCAGCTGAAATCTTTTCCAAAACTGAACCAAATTCCCACGCATCCATCAAAACGCTAGGAACTTTACCACTGTAAGGGCGGTTTACGAAAACAACTTTGCCGATATGGTTTACAAGCGATTTAACGTAATTGTCAACGGCATTTTGATTAAAAATCTCATTGCCCAAATCAACGATACCCGTTAAATCTTCTTTGACAATATCGGTTTTACCCAAAACTTCACCAGATACTGTGTTTACTAAAGTATAAATCTGTTTTACTTCCATTTTTATAAAAATTAAGTATTAATAAATATCTACTGTTAACTCGTTTGCAAGTTCTGCAATAACTTGCGTTTTGAAATTAGTTTTGCGCAAACTCATTTCTTTTTGAATAATTTCACTAGTAGGAACGAAAGACGGAACACTGTTTTCAACAGTTGTTTTCGTACCAGTTTCTTGTCTGTTCCCTGTGGAATCTCGCTGCTGCTTTGTGTCATTTCCGAAATCTCCATCATTAAAAGTTACACTTGAATCTACCGTGTTATTATTGCCTGTTTCGTCAACGGTGTTATTTGTTGTTTCCGTCTTCTTTGATGTTACAGGGTTTAACACGTCATATTCTTTATTAAACACTTGAATCTGTTTTTGCCATTCATCAAACTTCACCGTGATAATGCTTTTAACAATATCGGTTGCAGTTTCGTTTGTGACTGCATCAACTAGATTTCTGTTTCCATATTTGAAACGTAAATCAATATCAATTATTTTCGGGTCATCTTCACCGAATATTGATTTGTACAAAACAGGAAACATGGGTGCGAAGATTTTTTCAAACAAACCATTTTCACCCGTGAAAAGTTCGTTAATTTTCATCTTTGTTTTCTTTTTCTTCTGTTTCTGTTTCTTGTGTTTCTTCTGTTTCTTCTGTTTCTTCTGTTTCTTCTGTTTCTGTTTCCGTTTCTTCTGTTTCTTGCGTTTCTTCTGTTTCTGTTTCCGTTTCTTCTGTTTCTTGCGTTTCTTCTGTTTCTTCATTTTCGTTTTCGGTTACAGTGTCAACGTCTTCTGTATCGGTGTGGTCGTGCCCGTCTTCTGTTGCTTTGAGTAACGACAAATAATTTTCGTGCTCAATCTTCCAACTAGACCCCAACGTTACCGTAATATCTGTGCCAAACATTTCGTTAACACGTTTTACACCCTCAACACGTTCTGTTAACATTGAATCAACGAACGGCATTAAAGCGTCTATATTCATTGAAACTTCTTGCGTGTTCAAACGTTCACGTTTCATATTATAGTTTGCATTCAAACCTAAATCGTTGAACATTGAAGCTTTATAGTACTGCAAAAGTTCAATTAATTGCCCGATTTGCTGGTTTCCCTGTGTCTGGGGTGTTTGTAAGTTAACACCTTTGAAAAAGGCATTTTCCCCGATTACTGAGAAATCACCGTTTAAAATCTTCTGCAAAAAAGATTCTGCGCTTTGTTTGGTCTTATCGTCACTAGCAGAAATCAACATAGTGATACGTGTTAAAATGCTAGCCAAATTAAGCGTTATTGCCGCATCGGTGTAAAGTACGCCATATTTGCCGATTATCGGCAAAAGTGAATCTGCAAACGGTGTGTTGTTGATAACGACAATATCGGAATCAATTTTAAACGTTTTGTTCAAATTTAACCACGGGTTTGCAACAACGTAATCTTTGCCGTGATAATACGCATCACATTCTCCGCCCCGTGTACCCTGTAACGCATACAGTTCCCCGTTTACTTCTGCGATACCAACGTTACCCGATGTCTGCAGAATCTTTTCAAGTTCTACCTGTGGAATCGAATCGGGTAACCCTGTGTACTCAAACATCTTTGATGTCATACAAAGAACTCGCTGAAAGAACGTATCTAAGGCTGTATCTTTGTCTTTTACCTGTGTTTGATACAAGTTATAAAGATTATCTTTTTTCATTACTTTACAAGTGTTTTAATTAACGTACAAAGTTCAGTTAACACTTTCGTGTTACTCTGTATTGTTTCATTTAACTTGTCGGTTTCATTCTGATGTCTTTCGTTTTGCTTTTCCATATAAAAGAAAAGGGCGATACAGACAGCTACAGGAAAACCAACATTACTAATTAACGATACTATTGCGTTTACGTCCATATAGCCAAATTTAACTTTGTTATTTAATGGTGCAAAGATAAACAAAATATCTGAAACAACCAAATAAAAACAGGGAAAATGTTTCACGTTAAACACTTTTTTCCCTGTTTTAACAGATATTAAGTTATAATGTTACTTCTGCTACTAGCCATTAAGTAGTTACGCACAATTTCACCGATTTCGTTATTCTGATAAAATACCTTATCGGTGGCGAAATACTTTGTTATCTGAGATTCCACGTAACTAGCTGTAGATAATAACTTTCGCCTGTAGTTTGGTTTTCCGTTCATACAAAGGGAATAAATCAAACTGTTTTCCATGTCCTTAATCGGTGTTGTTTTGTTATGTATATACATAAAGTTATTAACACCGTCTGAGGATTCCACCTGTATTATATTACCCTGTAATGTCATTTCGTTAAACTGTATATAGAAAACGAAAAGCACATCTTTCGGGGTATATTTCACAGGTAGATGAGGATAAACAGCAAGTTCCCACTTACCACCCGTAATCATCTGCAGGTTTTGATTATCGAAACAGAAATATTTGTTACTCGCTTTCTGCTTAACAATAGTACTGCAATATTCTACAGCCACGGTTGCACCGTGTTCACCGAATTTATAAATATCTATTGTGCCCTGTTCCATCACCCGCACCTGTTTCAGCCCCATTTCTGTAAAATACGGGCAAAACTGATTCACGGTGTTTCCCAGCATAAACACTTTAACATCGTTTCGCTGTCTGATAATAGTACTCAACAGGTTCATATACAACATGAACTCATCGGGCAAATAATAACGTCTTGTCAAAAACTCATCGAAAACTATAGTAGTTATATTCGGGTAACTACTACTTTTTTCGTGCTCCTGTTCTGACAGACAGAAACCGAAACAGAACGGCACGTTATCGGGTACACGTTTCTTTGTTTCGGGATCATAGCTTGAAAGAAACCATTTGCCCGAAACGTAAAACACTTCGTTAAATTTGCCGTTTGTAAGTTCTTCTACAACACCGTTTGAAACGTGGTTTGCAAACAAACTTTCGGCACGTTTGCCCCTTAAATCCTCTCGCCATCTACGAATATAAGCCATTTGTTTTCCTGTGCGCAAATATTCTTTGATTCCATACAGTAACGTTGCATAGGTCTTACCGTTGGAACGTTCACCGAAAATTACATTGTAATCTGCATTCTTTGATAAAATTCGATTCAACGTGTAGAATTTCGGTGTTTCTACCTTTTCTTTCTTCTGTTTCATATTATTCTTTCTTTAATCTGATTCCCATTAAATAATTTATATAAAGAACTGAAAGACTTAAAGTGTACCCCGTTGGTTCTAAGTGCACCCCCGTTGTAGTGTCGTAACTTGAAACGTTGCCCATATAGTCTTTTATTGTTCCCGTTTGTTCGTAATCAATATATGTATGAATATTCTTACCTGTTGCACTAGGTGGAATATCCAGATAATTTGTGAACGCATCAAAGATTCCACTTTCTCCAAAGGTTTTTAACATATAAGGGATAGCTGATTTTTTGTTAACGCCCGAAACGGTCATGGAATAATTGTAATCTTTGCCGTTTACTGTTAGGACGTTTTCTTCTTCCACCATATAACGTTTTGCACCTAAAGTTTTGAAACGGTTGTAACGTCCCTCATAATCCCAAACCCCCAACGGTTTTGCGATTCCCTTTATCGTTACAGGTTCAACCTTTTCAAAGGGTATTTTGTGAAACTTACAGGCCGCCCGCAATTTTTGCTGTGCCAAATCGTTATAGGCTTTGAAATACTCTTTATGGTTTTCACCATTTTTTATTTTTACGCTGTCTGTGTCGCTATATATGTAATCGTCACCGCATTCCGCTATACCTGTAAACAGATTCCTACGTGCATAGGCTGTTACATAGATTCCCCACGGATAGAAAAGAAAACGGTTTCTGCTGTCATTGTATCTGTTCAGCACCTCTAAGCGTTTTCCGCCTGTCAAGTGTTCAACGTCCCACGTTTTACCATCACATACAATTTCATCCCGCAAAGGGTTTGTTACACTCATACCGTAGCAGCTATTCAGCATTTCCTTGCTATTTAAATACTCTACTTCCTTGCCCTTTACACCTTTTAGTTTTGTTTTCATTTCATACAGGTGCAAAATAGATTTTATAAACTCGGTGGGCAAATATTCTTTTCGGTAACAGATCATTTTGCCTATTCTCACAGATTCCCACATATAGAACTGTGAAAACACTTTGTAATCTATTTCCGTGATAGTCATACAGATTTTACTAGCACAAACCAAACGACCGTTATTTTCTGAAACATTTTCTTTTACGAAACACTTACTAACAGATATTGGGTTTTCATTATCCGAATTTGCAAAGATGTTGGTAAATTCCACGTCAAAGACACAGCAATATTTTGAGGTCATAAACTCAAATTGTTTCATAGACTTAACAGGAACAAATACACCTGTACTCATAGGAAATTTTTCGCTTACCATCACATACGGGTAGCTACTAGTAAAATCGTAACTATCTACGTTTTCTATTACCTCATCCGTATATTTTGCATTTGCGTGTGTGAAACCGCCCGAAAAAGCCCTTTGTAGCATTTCAAACTCTTCTATACCTGTTATATTTAAGTTATGGATTTTATCCAAATACTTAAAATTCTGTACCGTTTTACCTGTTTCTGGGTCTGTTGTCTTGAAACACACAGAACGGCAATATTTGCGCACAAAGCCTGTCTTTGTTATCGGCAAATGGGTAATGTTTTTGTATTGTTCGATTAATTCCTGTATATAGCACATAACTACTTTAATATCGTTCAAACAATAACCCATTTCTTTTTGCGTTAACGGGGTTTTGCTGTGCCGTAACAGGCTGTAATCTAAATCACCAACCAACTTTTCACATTTATATTTGCGTAATTGTTCACCGAGTTTTGCAAGTGAATAACCCGAAAGCAAATAACTACATCTGAACTCTATTCCGTTTTCTGTGATTCCGTAAATAGGTTTTCTAAGGTCTATTGAAAAAACCTTTGCCCATTGCAATAACTCTCTGAAAAATTGGAATTCATAAGCCAAATTGTGAACGTATATAATAATGCGCCTTTTTTGGTTCAAATTCATTATTTCCACGATATCATCTAACATTTGCAAAAATTCTTCCCACGTTCTACCAATAATGCAAAAACCGTTTATTCCAAATTGCCAAACATACATTAAACTACATTTTTCCATTTTGGTATCTTTACCACCTAATTTTATGTAACGGTCATAACTATATGTTTCCCCGTCTTCATCACGATAAAATGAAGTAGTTTCAATATCAAATGAAACAGGCACATTTAATAACTTTTCGCCCTTATTGTTTCCTGTGAAGTTCTTTTCATTCACCGCCAAAGATAAAACCTTTGCAATATCTTTAGGCGTGTAAATTTCGGTGTGAAGTTCAAAGGGTATCTTTTTCATTATAAACCGAATTTTTTGAAACTTTTTAGAATCTTTGTAAGTGTATCATCTAATAAACCACTCATTCGTTCATGCTCTTCTTCGATAGCTTCTGCCTGTTCGTTCAAGTCATCTTGCAACGAATCTGCTATTTTTATCGCATCGTCTTCGATTTGGTCTGAAACGTCTTTACTTTCTTGTTCAAGTTCGCCCGTAAAGTCTTTGTATTGCATTAAATATTGCTCCAAAAACTTTTCATCGGAAACACTCGCAATCTTACCCATTAATTTATTTTGCATCAAACTAAATTCATCATCGTTTAGTTTGTACGTGCTCTTTAGGTGTTGCGCATATTCTTTCGCACCCGTTGCACTTGATGTAGGTTGTTGCAAAAACGCCACCGCTTTGGCATATTCGATTTTTAAATCGTTCCAATCGTGTTTCATTGAAAACTTTGCAAACCCTTTCACGTCACCTTTGTTAAGGGCAACAACTGCAGGCGAAACGATACCCGAATCTTCAACATTTTGTATGCGCCGGTTTGCCTGTTGAAAAGTTCGGGCAATCTCTTTACGCAAAACGGGGTCTGATTCCAAAGCGGTTAAAATCTCGCTTTTTACGTGAATTTTTCCCGTAAATGAAAAAGTTCTTTTACTAAACCCTATTGGATTCTTTTTTGCCATAACTTACTAAAATTTAAAATGAAACAAAAAACGGGGTAACAATAAATAAATTACTGTTTACCCCGTGACGTTATCAACCCTTTCACCTTACAACTACTTATCTACAAAGGTAATACCGTAACACTTTTTGGCGTGCGATTCATATTCATAAATCGTGTAACCAACTTTGTTGGCTTTGATAGCATCTACAGCCTCACTATTCGCCAAAATGTCACGAATTGTGTCACCTGTAAACTGGGGTAAATTAACAAGTCGTTTGTTTTCGGCATCAATGATAACGGGCGAATCCCCCAACTGTGACTTATGAACGTACAAACCGTTGATAGGGTGCACCACATCGCCACCACCGTCTTTATTATCGTTGAAAATGTCAACCAACTTAACAAACGGGAAATCTGTTGTATCAATCCCGAAACTAGTCTTATTAAAAGTACTAGCAAAACTAAAACCCTTTTGCATAACTTAAAACCTTTTAAACGTTAAACTTCTGTTGTCTTTGAACGGGGTTAATTACTTAACCTCGTTCACACCGTTTGCAGCCGCAAACTCGTTCAACCACTTCTTAAAGCGGTTCAACTTAATAACCGCCTTATCGTCTTTAGCAACCTCGTTCGAAGTCATAAGAGCGTTGACACTGGTAATACAGTTGAAAACAGTTTCATTAAAATTCTCATTCATAATTTACCTAATTTAATTTGTTAAACTTATATGTTTCTTAACTCTGATGCAAAGGTACAACGTTTTTGCGAAACCACCAAATTATTTTTGTTAAAAAGTCTTAAAGAAATAAATTAACTGTTGTTAACACTTGTTTCACGTGAAACACCCCGTTACCACCGTTCCACGTGAAACATTATTTTTATGAAAGTTTAACAGTATTAACGGTGTGTTAATTGTGTTAAATAATCGTAATTGCGGCACACAGCAAAAAGTGTGCCAAAGTGTGTTAGAGAGTGTTAAAAGTGTGTTGGGAAATGTTAAAAATGGGTGCCTTGTGTACCTTTAGATCGGAAGAGCACACGTCTGAACTCCAGTCACAGTCAACAATCTCG